CATGCAATTCCGCTACTTGTTCTCCGCTCTCCCGGTCCAGCACGCAAGCGCAGGAGGCATCCCCGCCGGCCAGGCCCTCACCGACGTCTGCGCCGATGACATACTGCCGACCCGACTCCAGCTTCTTCCAAACTGACAACCGCGCGGGAGCAAGACCAATGTCACCGCTCCTGCTGCTCTTGAGCGATCCGAGCATGACTGGCGCGGGTTCCGCAGCGATCCGCGTCTGGATCGCCAGCAGCGCCTGGGTATCGAAACAGCAGCGTCCACTCGCCAGGAAACAAGTAACATCGTCCTCCGGATACTCCTGCGAAAAGCGATCCCGCAATTGCCGCTTTTTCTCCCGCCGCCAGCGGATCTGGTCATCATCCAGATGCCAGGTTGCTTTCAGTCGTTGCTCTTCTGCCGTGAGGTCGGTCAAGGCCGGGCCCGGAATCCGGTACGCAACATCCTCCCACCAGACATACAGCGCGGTATTAAAATCATTGACTCCTTGCTTTGCTTCTGTCCACAGGCTGTGGAAGTGATTGCCCATCCCATTCGCGGTGGACTCAATGACGATCCGCCCGCCGGCCGGCACCGCCTCTGTCAGTGCGGTGAGAGCCTCCTCCGGCTTGGGCCAAAAAGCGAACTCCGAGCAGTGCAGATTATTGATGGTCTGCCCCCGCCCAAAAGTAAGGCTGCCCGCGGTACCGACATAGAACTGGCTGTTGATTTTGGGCCAGAGAAACTCACGGCGATTGGAAAAGCGCGGTTGGCCTGTCCGACTGCGTTCCGTCTCTGGCAGGCGCTCCCAGAAGAGCTGCACGATGCGGAAGATCTTCTCTGACGAGTCGGTATCATGCGCCACGATGACCGAGATCGTATTCGGCCGCAGCAGCGTATCTGCAAAGAAGAGCGCGCAGATCTGGGTGGTAAAACCTAACTGGCGCGGCTTCAAAATGACATCTCGCGCCGTGCGATGCGTGTAATAGTCCGTCTGGGCCGCGTTGAAGCGGAACGGCACTACCAGCCGCTGTTTCGTCCTGATCCACAGGTTCGCTTCAATCCAGGGCTGCGGGTTGCACCGCATCTCCAGTAGCGTCGCCAGTTCCGTCTCTAGCATCCGCCGCACACGTGCGGAGGAAGGCAAGGGCGGATCGGATCTCCGCGTCGCTGAGTTGTCGCAAGTCGAGATCGCCAAGTAACAATTCCTCCGGAACCTTCTTCATGAGTCCAAGCGACTGTAAAATGCGCAGCCGCTCTGCAGTTGCTTTCAAGACCAGGTTGAGAAAGCCCGCACGGGCGATGGAACCTTCGGGAGCCGCCAGACAATCCGTCCAGGCCTGCCGCACAACCGCGTCCAACTCCGAGGCCGTTTGCAGGCCGGCTTCGATCACTGCTTTCTCGGACGCCGCGGAGCGCGCCACCGCGGCATATCCTCGAGTGCGCATCGCCGCCAGGTCGCGGGAAACCGTGCGAGTTGAGATATTCATAATCTGGCTGATCTCGTCCTCGGTCAGTTTGCGTACGACACGCAAGTGCCAGACGCGCTCCTGGCGGCGTGCAATCGCCGCGCGTTCTTCTGCTGATGTCCCACTCGGCATCAGGTTCTCCTCTCCCTAATCTCGCCGTGAAACGCCATAAAATACTCGTTAACTCGCTGCTATAGACATGGGAAAGTGCATGCCATCACTCACGCGGATCGCCTCTTTGCCAGTCATGCGCTGCCAGCGCTCGATGGCGACATCGCAATAGGCCGGCTGTAATTCAACCGCTCGACAGCGCCGGCCCAATCGCTCGGCCGCAATCAGCGTAGTGCCTGCGCCGCAGAACGGCTCCAGGATCAGCCCGCCCACATCCGAATGCATCTTGATACACCGCTCCGGCAGTTCGACCGGAAACATCGCCGGATGCAGGTCATTTGCCCGCACCGTGTTGATCTTCCAAATGCCGGCATAACCCCAAGCTTTGCGCTCCGCCTGGGTCAGTCGCGCCACGTAACGATGTTGTGCCTGGGCGAAGGCGGTCACGAAGGCATAGGGCCGCTCTTCCGGCATTTCTAAAGGCGCGTTCTCGTCTGCGAAGGTCGCTACATACTCATATTGCTGCGCCGGTTTGTTGGAAACGAGGTGATAAGGTCCCACGCCGAAGTTGATGCCCTGCTTCTCCCAGATGCGAATCCAGATGGGTCGCATGCCCACCTCCATGAAGAGCTGGATGGAATAGGCAAGAGTCGGCTCGATGAACTGGGTACCGGTCGCATACAAGTCCACCATCTGCCAGCAGACTATCTCTGCATAACGACTCAGGTTCTCGATCACTGGTTTGATGGTGTCGAACCATGGCGCGATGCCCCGCTCTTCGTATTCCTTGCCAACCCCATAGGGTGGCGAAGTGACCGCGAGTTGCGCTTTCTGATTTTCCAGGAGCAGCGCTAATGTCTCCGAGTCACGTGCATCTCCGCAGATCAAGCGATGCTCGCCCAACTGCCACATATCGCCGGCCTGCGTGAACGGCTCGGCCGGCGGCTCGCCCGGGCCCGGATCGATCATCCCGGATCTTTGTCCGCTCTCCAGTCGGGATAGTAATTCCCGCAGCGAATCCTCGTCCCATCCAGTAGAATCCAGTGTCCCGGCTTCCTGGCGTTCTTGCAGCAACCGCGCCAGAATCTGTTCGTCATCGACCGCCAGGCGCACGGTCTCGTTGTCATCCACCAGGTAGGCTTCCGGATTGCTGCCGGTATAGACTTTGACTGCCACCTCGCTCCAGCCGGCCGCTCTCGCTCCTTCCAGCACGCCATGCCCAGCCAGGACCACGCCCTCCGGCGTCACCACGATGGGCTTTTGCTGGCCGTGGCGCAACAGACTCGCCAGCAATACCTGCACCTGCTCGGGCGGATGTGCGCGATAGTTGCGCGGGTTGCCTTGCAGCCGTTCGATAGGCCAGAGTTCGACCTCGTATTCCTCAGCATTCGCTATTCGCTCAGTCATCTGTCGTCTCTGCCTCCGAGTTCTCCTCTGTCATGTCCTGTCCTGAAATGAACTGGCTGCAGATCGCCGCCAAACACTCTCCCCGCCGCGCGCTTTTACCCAGGCGTCTTTTCGCTTGCTGCATCGCCGCTTCAAAGGAGTCATGCTCTTTACCCAACAACACGACGGTCACCGGCACGGGAGCTTCGGCCGCCTCTTGAGCCGCCTGCGCTTCGAGCTTGTCGAGCAAATCGGCCGGCAGTTTCAACAACTCCAACGAATCCCGCAGTTGGCTTTCTGACCAGGGCAGCATTTTCGCCAAATCGTCCACCGCGTAAGTGCGGTTCAAGTCATGCACCAGGTTGGCGAGACGCACGGGGATGGGTTGACCGCGCAGGTAATTGAGTTGCAACCCGCGCACTTTCGCCTCTTCCTGCGATATTGCCCAAATCTCACAGGGCACTTCCTGCAGACCGAGATCGTTGGCCGCTTTCCAGCGATGATAACCATCGATGATCAGGTATTCGCCCTCTCGCCGGGGGTCGCACATGATCTTGATCGGTTCCATGATCCCAGCTGTTCGGATGCTCTCCACGAGCTTCGGGTAGTTCTCAGGATCGAAGGCATTGACGTTCCAATCGTTGGGGCGGATACGCTCCCGCAGAATCATCTCAGACATGGTCGTCACCTCCTGATTTGTCCGCCATAGTCTCGCAAGAGGCGGAAACCAGACTGTCCAGGCCGTATATTATTGACAGACCGAAGGTGACAGCCTCCTCATGTTCCCGCCGCGCTCCTGGACTTTGCTCCCAATCCGGTAGCAACAAAATCGCATCACAGGTTTGCAGCCAGGCCAATCCGAAATGGCTAAACTCTTCGTAACTGCAGGCGTCTTCCCAGCCTACCGTCATCGTGTGGGGACAGAAAGGGAAGTGTCCCAACTGGATCAGACGTTTCGCCGCATCGGCGGCTTGCCGAATGTTGCTCAGGCGCGTTTCATTCCGTCCGTCTTTGGGGGTATAGGGGCCAGCGATATATACCTTCATGCGTCTTGCGACTTCATTCATGAAACCATCTCTCCTGCCAATAAAATGAATTCTCGATTTGCCGCCTGCGTTGCTTTCGTCGCCACCGCAGGCATATGGGCATACTGCACTTCTATTGCTCTTACCGGTCTGAACCGGGCGATGACGGCCTGCACGGTCGCCAGATCGGAAATGGCATTGCCATAGGAAATCACCCACAAGGGATAGGTGGTACATTCCTCCAGCAAGGCGACCAGATACTGCAAGCCATCCTTACCGGAGAAAGCGCTCACTTCATGGTTTTCTCCCAGGATGTTGTCCAGCACTCGGTACTCCTCTTCGTATGAGAGCGTGCCGCTATAAGGTGGATCGAGATAAAGGATCTCCGACCCTTCGCCGGCACGAATTGTCGTTAAAGCCTCTCCCTTCGTCACCCCGCAAGGCTGGGCTCCTCGCGCCACCGCCCGGTTGATATCGCGCGCCAATGCCCGCAGTGCTGGCAGCGGGTGGCTGGCGTTGGCGGCAATGGCGTGTTTATAGGTCGCCTTGATATCGTCATAGCGCGCCTCGGCAAAAGGCCGGTTGAACGCACCCGGGGAGGAGAACTTGGAATGGGGTCGCAGCCAGTAGATGTATTTGACCAGCAACAGTTGCAGCAAAGCTTTTCTCGTGCCGTCTGCGATCTGCTCCACTCCCGCGAAAGCGTTGTCCAGGAAATCGGCGATATGCTCGGTGAAGCAGTCGGGTACATATCGCTGACGGATCAGGCGGCGGTTCGGCTCCGCGGGCACGAAGAGCTGCAGAATGTCTTCTTCGCGGATCTTCTCGCTGTCGTTTGCGATCAAGGCTTTGCCCATGATCACGCTGCGCTCGGCCAGGTCGCCGCAAAGCACGCCGAAGCCCTGGGCTTTTGCATAAAGGCTGACACTGCCGCCGCCCAGAAAAGGGTCCACCAATCGCAGTGTGGTCCAACCTTCTCTCGGATAGACCTGGGCGATCTCGCGAAAGATGCGCGGGCAGAGCTTTCTTTTCCCGCCGAAATATGGCACCAGCGCGTCGAATCCTCGCCAGGGCATCAGTCGCCTCCCGTGATCGGTTGATATAAATCGCAGCGCACTTCTTTTATGGCCAAGTCCTGCAACCAGTTCTGCGACAAAGCCTGCGCCTCGCCGTCCATCCGGTGCCGCAGGCAAGTTTCATGGGGGATGCCGTTCAATCGCACGACCGGCCCACGATACTTACAGTGCCGGCACAGCGTTTTTCGGTTGCGATGTTTGCTCACCGTCTCCCCCTTTCTTAATGAATGGCATTTTCGAATGCTCCCGCCAGCGACCGCTGCGCGGTTCGCTTCTTGATCTGCGCCAGGTATTCGTCACAGATGTCGATTCCGATCCACCACCGCCCCAATTCCTCTGCAACCTTGAGTGTGGTGCCGCTGCCGGCAAACGGGTCAAGCACCAGCGCCGGGCGGGTAGGCCATTTGGCCAAAATGTCATTCGACCAGCGAAGCGAGTTGTGGCTACCCGTTCCACTGCAAGACAGACACGGATCACCCTCCGCTCCTATACCTGAGCCGCCGCAGTCGCCGCACTCGATGCTTATCGTCTCCGCCTTGCCACAGCATTCGCAGGTTGGTTGCCAGCCGATGGTGCGCCCGGTATAGTCAGATGAGTTCCGGTCTTTGGCGCGGGAGGAGTCCTTGCGCGCTTGACCTTCATACCGATTGCCTTCTTTGCCTGTCCCTCCGCAGTGCTTGAGCAAGGCCACATCGTCATCTGACAAGCCGGTCACTCGTTCGTCTGCCGCATCTCGTGCAGCCGTTTCCAGACGCATCCGGTGCGGGTTGTTCTGCTGGTACGGAGACTTGTTCATCTCTCCCGAATTCGGGCCAATTTGCGGCACTTCGACCGGATCGTCTCGTTCGACGATCCGTTTCCAAGGCGCTCCACAGACTGCACACACCTTGGGAGGAGTACCGGCCAAGATACAGCGCCGGGGCAGTTCGGGAGGAAAAACGGCAAAGTGCGCGCCCGGATATGGGTAGGTGGAGAACTGCCACACGCTGCGCAGGTTCCGTCCCGCAGGATGACATGTCCGTCGCATATCATCCCGTTCGTGCATCCAGGATTGCAGGTGCTCGGGGGCTTGTTCATCATACTTGCCGTTCACCGCCCAGCGACGTTGGGCACGGGCGAGCGAGTTTTCCTGGTGGGGCTCGCGCACTGCGTCCGCGTCATAGAAATAGCGTTCCGACTTCGCGAGCAGAAGCACATACTCGTGACCTTCGGTAGGCCGATCCTTGACCGACTCGGGCATAGGGTTCGATTTGTTCCAGATCACCACGGAGCGTACCCACCATCCTTCCTCCTGTGCCGCCAGCGCGACCCGGAATGGAATGAGACACAAATCCTTCGGTTTCAGCGAGGTATGATTTCCAGTCATCGGCGGCCGATCGGTAAAGCCTTCCCAAGCCGCGCGAGGAATGCGTTCCTGATGCGATGAGCGCTGGCGACCTCGTCGGCTGCCGTAATTGCCCCAACTGCCGAAGAAGGTATCGCCCAGGTTCCACCAGACAACTCCGTCAGGCCGCAGCACCCGCCGGATATCGCGAAGAATTTCCACTGTGTGCTCGACATACATTTCCGGCGTCGGCTCCAGTCCAAAGGCTCCTCGCCAGGCTCCGCAGTGGAGGCAAATAGCGTCTTCGCGCCAGCGCGCGGCTTTCAGACGCTCCGCGTTTTCCGGGCCGGGCTTACTGAAAGCTTCACCACCTTGCCTACCGGTTGATTGTTCAGCGTAATACCTGCGAGATGACCACTCATGCTCGCAGTCCGGTTTGCCTCCCCAAGCCACTTCTTGTTGCCCCTCATAGCGGCGCAGCCCCCAGTACGGAGGAGACGTCACAACACACTGGACACTGTCCGCCTCTATCTGTCGCAGCATATCTATGCAATGACCTATTCGGATTTCTCGCATGTCATTCCAAAAAGAGAGTCATGAATTCGGACGCGCAGATGATCCCGCTCGTGGAGCAATTCGACTACACGATCCTCGAGCAAGTAGACAGTACTTTCACACTCCCGGCAGCCTTGGCAGGACGTGCGCCGGAACCGGCCCCACACGAAGGCTACCGGCAGCCCGCCGCAGATAAGCATGGTAATTACCCAGGCCGCCGCAGGCGAAAAGATGAAAGCCCAAAATTGCCAGTAAAGATAGCCGAAGACATAAAAAAGTATGAAACCAAGAAATACCGTCTGCGCGATGCGCCGCCAGCGCACCCTTCGGCAAGTTTTCTGCGATGATGTCTGCATCAAGCTCTCTCCTGAAGAAGAATAGCCCCGGCCTGCAGGCCGGGGCGGATCACCACAACTCACGCGGCGATCAGGTTTACTCGACTCCCTTCCGCGGTCTTGCTGACCTCGAAACGGAAAGGAAACAAGTCCTTGAGTTCCTCCACATGGGTGATGCAGAGGATGGTGGCAAAGCGGTCGGCCACTTTGCTCAGACAGTCCACGAATTGCGCCCGCCCCTGCGCATCCAGAGGCGCGGCAGTCTCATCAAGAACTAGCAGTTCGCAGCGTGCCCCAGCGCGACTGGCGAGCAACACCGATAGCGCAATGCGCAGGGCGAGATCGACGCGAAGCGCCTCACCGCCGGAGAAGTTCTCATAGGGACGCGCTCCGTGCTCGTCGGCGATGATAATGTCCAGTGTTTCCTGGAGGGTCTTCGCCTTCGTTTCCCGCTGACTGCGAAGTTCCAGGGACATACGGCCATCACTGAGCACCGAGAGCACTTCATTGGCGACCGCTTCCAAATCAGGGACAGCTTGTTCGATCAGCAAAGCTGGAATGCCCTGTTTGCCGAAAGCCTGGGCAAGCACTTTGAGTATTTGCAGGCGGCGAGCGCTTTTCTGCAACTCAATCGCCAGTTGCTCGGCTTCCTTGGCCGCGGCCTCAGCCATCCGCAGACGTTCATCCAGTACCCCTCGCTGCTGCTGCAGGGATTGGAGGCGAGCTTGGAGAGCGGAAATCGCGGCCCGCGTCTCCTTGATGCTGCGTTCCACTTGGGTAAGCATCGCATCCCAGTTGCGGGGCGCGCCTAGTTCCTTTTCCAGCGCGGTCTTGCGCTCAGTAACCTCCCGCACCTCGGCCTGGA